CGTAAGATGTCGCATTTATTCCAGCGCCTGAAAAAAGGACAGTCTGGCTGCTTATCACCTCCGTTGCACCTCCATCCGCATCTACTGTCCAGGCTTCGTTGGTTGTGCTGCCATCTGCCTCAATAGCCCCGATCGAAAGCGTATTTGTTCCCGGAATGTAATCCACTGTTGCGATTCCGGTAGCCACGACATTCAGGGTTTGACCGCCCAAATTTTCGCTGTCCGTCCCGTCGCTTATCGTAAGGTTTTCGTTGGTTATGCTACCGTCTACCTCCGTTCCCGTAACCGTAAAATTCGGATAGGTTCCGGTCACGTTGTTGATGCCGCCTCCTGTGATCGAAACCGTCTGATCCGGTGCCGTGTTGGTAATCGTGGTATTTGTCGAGGTTGCAGAAAGACTTACCCCTGTTCCGGCTGTAAGTGTTACGTCTGTACCGCTGCTACTATTGAGCGTTACGGGTGATGACGATCCGGAAAATGTCAGGTCCGTAACGCCCGCGCCAGGTGTTGCGGCAACGGTGATGGTGTCCCCTGTTCTCGACATTGTGACATTCGATCCAGGGCGAAGCACCACGGCGCTGCCGCCGTCCGAGAGATTGATCGTTTTATCGCTGCCTGATCCGTCCCCTGCCGAAATCGTTTGCCGGTCGGTTGCAGCCGGTACCCATGCCGTGCCGTTCCATGTGAGCACATACCCGACTGTTCCGCCTCCGATCATCCGGATGGTGTCGTTCGATACCTGCAATGGCGAAATGACAACTGCGCCTTTCACGCAGCCGCTTTGGCCGATCAGGAGGCTGGTCGACGATGTGTAGGCTTGCAATTCGAGCCAAACGCCATCGGGATCGCACTGCCCCCGGACTTTTCCAGGGGCGAATGCGAATGCGGAGATGAGAATGGCAATCCCGATTCTTTTTTCCATTATCTGAATACTCGTATGTAGGCGGTCTGCCCGTTCAGGTTTAGCGCCGGGTTGAAGTCTATTGAATTGTCTATGTTATTTACGGCAAAATCCCGCGTGTCTCCTGGGACATCGGGATTGTAAAACTGTCTGCGAATTATAACCTCTACGTTTTCAGGTTTCCCGGGCAGTGTGAAAGCGGATGTCGGTATTATAACCCGGTTCGATGCTACCGTTGCCTTGTAAGTGTAGTTGTTCCCTGGCAACCGCGTCCCGTCCACCTCCAGCCCGAAGGATGCGTAAGGGCTTCGCAACTGTCCGAGGTATACGCCGCAGGTGTTTTCCGTAATGGTCCAGCCCGACGGCAACGCGCTATTCATAAGCGCGTACTGTGCGCAGGTGAATGTTCGCGAAATGGTACCGTTTGTGGCTGTGATCTGTCCCATGCTCAGTAGATTGCGAAATGGCCGAAGTCGGCCACGTTCAGGGTTCTGCTGGTCGTTCCCACGCTTTTGAACATCCCTATCCGAGCGCCGCAGGTTACTCCGTTCGGCATAGTTCCCGTGAGTCGGCCCGAGTATGAGTTTGTCCCGTCGGTTATGAAGTATCTGGCCTCTGTCCTGGCCTTGTTCACCCATATGCGAAGCGCATACAGCGTTCCGGCAACAACTGTTATTCCGCTATCCGCCGTGCTCTCCGATCCTGCATTGTCCCTCGTGTAGACCTGCCACTTTCCGCTGTTCGTGTTATCGTTGTGTCGGATGCCAACAGAGTTATTCACCGCCAGCGTGGTGCCATTTGCGCTAGCGGTGATTGATAGTTGCGTCATAAACCGCTGCGCCGACGTGCTCAGTGTAGGTATGTATATGTAAGCCCATGCACACAGGTGTGCAGCCCCGAAGGCTGTTGTCGCCAGTGCATTCTTTATGAGGTGCAATTGTGATACACCTGTTGATGTAGTTCCAGCAACCAGACCCCACGCAGCCGGAAGCGCAGTAGTCGGCACATCGTTCTGATTGCTCGCCCCCGTTCCAGCCGTCGCCAGCCCGAGCGATGGGTGATCACTCTGGTTCGTAGAGCCAGGGCTTGCGCGCCAGTACACGCCCTTTCCTCTAACCCCCATATCGGCTGCATTGAACGAGTTGCTAAGGACTCGAACCTTGCTACTTGTGCTATCGTACATCACAACCATACACCCGAAAGGTTCGATCAGCCAATCCCCCTCCCCAAGAACCTGATTCCCGGACGAGGAATCCGGGTGCTCTATCGGCACGTATGCCGGATGATTCGTCACATTCAGGAGCGTTTTGGTCTTTCCATTCGTCCATGCTGTAAGGCCGGTTATAGATCGAATGCCACTATCGAAAGTTATCCGCACTATATCCGCATCGGCCCATCCCGTGGGGGCAAAATCGTTCTGGTCGCTCGATACGGTCGCGGATATTACAGCCGCCCCCGGGATGTTAACCGCCGGGAATGTGTCGGATGCTGGCATTTGCCGAAAGCCAGTATTGCCTCCAAGTATAAGAGCGGGAGCCTGCGCCATCAGATGAGTAGAATTGCGTCTTGCGGCTCGAAATACAGTTCGGTTGTCGAAACCGCTACACCGATCTGCTGGATGATGTCGCCAGCGCCGGATGGCTTCGTAGCGGTTATGCCGCCCGGAGTGGTTGCGGATAGGTAATACTTTGCTCCTGGCGTAAGGCTCGAAAGACCTGTAATCATTCCAGAGCCGAAATATGCAGTTCCCGTAGCGGCGGCGGTGATCCCTGACTGAACAAACCCAATAGCGGCCTTAGCATCGCTGTTGGCATCAGCCTTAAGGGCTTCAGGCGTGGAATTAAGGTAGATAAGGTCTCCAGCAGCAAGTGTTTCGCCAGCCGTTACCGTGCGAGTGTCACCACCAACCCCGGAGGGCATGAAAGACAGGTCAAGTTTTCCATTACCATCCAGAGATGGAATTTTGCCAGAGTCGCCGGAGCCTGCGCTTGTGTCAATAGTGTTTTCCTGTGTGAACGGAGAGCCTGCGCTTGGATTTACAATCAGATACTTTTTAGTTGCCATTGTGTTTGATTTATGCTTGTTTTATTTGAACTGAAAAATCAATTTTCACTTTATCGTCACCTACCGCAACACCAGCCTTTTGGATAATTCCGGATGTCGGCCATGTGGTTTGTAGTTCTCCGTCATCGCCAACATAAAGTGCCTCATCACTGAATGTCGAAAAACTTGAATCTGAAATAGTGCCTCCAGTCTGGACGGTCACATTGTTTCCGGTTGTAGCGCTGGTTTTGGTGATACCATAGGCTCGGTTATTGTGCCCCGTAGTTCCAGGCTGGAAGTACCAAGCCTCTCCCGCATCAATAACTACCACCCTGCCAGCGCTCAGGTTTTCGCCCGCCGGCCAGACTTCCAGATTTGCAGCCGACCCCGGCGCCCCCGCCTCCCAAACCGACCCGTTCCATGTCAGCACATCCCCGACAGACCCGTCGGTCGGCAGGTCAACTGGAGGTATAGACCTCGGAAAGGAAAACCGCAGTTCGCGTTGTTCGAGCGAAATGCGGTATGTGGGCTGGATCAATGTCAGGCGAATTGTCACGATGCTTTGCGTTTGACGGCTTTGAATGGCCCGCCGTTCAGGGTCTTTTTCTTGTTGTTCGTGTCGATATAGAAGAAGTCGTATCGCAACGGCTCTGAAATATTCAGGTCGGTGGATTGGGTGCGCGTGAATACGATCTTCCCGGCCCCGCCAGCGCCGTTGGTAATCGGGATGCCGCCGCCCGTGGTGGTAAGTACCAGCGGGTCCGAACTGTCGCGGGTTTTCTCGATGCGCAGCGTGAACTCAAACCCGGTGATATTGATCGGGGTGTAGTTCGGCGCCTCTCCCTCTTCGAGCACAAAAGGGATTTCCACGTCGTCGCCGGAGTAGATCGACATGGGCGCCTCGGCGGGCAGTTCGGATATTGTGTATTGTTGTATCATGCTTTGCCCCTTTCAAGTTGAACCACCTGGTTGAAATATCTGTCAGCCCGCCTTGCCTCGCTTTGCCATTCCCGTTCGATCTGACTGTAACCTCCGGCGAAAACCCGAATAGATGCAAGTATTGTCCATTGCCGGTAAAACTCCGGGATGCGGCGGTAGTACCACCAGAACACCAACTTGTTGATTGCAACAAGGTGCCTGTTCGTTGCCATGCCTTGCCAGATCAGCAGGGCTTTGAATTCGATTCGAGATGTGCTTATTTTCATTTTTTCAGTTCTGGCCGTAGCGTTTCAGCCACGTCCTTTGAAATCCAGTTAAGCCAATGCCGGCAGTTGTATCGGCCCCTTTCGAGGAAAGGGTTATAAGTCGCCGCCGTTTTTTTGTCGATCAAATCCGGGTCGTTTTTCCATTTCAGCGCCTCCGCCCTGGTGAAAACCTTTCCCGCTTTCTTTCTGCAGAATGCCCGGGTGTTTGGTATCACGCTGCCCTGGTATATGAAGTGCTGCAATTCAAGTTCGTCGGCCATGCTCGAATTCACCACCTCGTGCGCCTGATTGAAAGTGTCGTAAGCGTATTGCCTCCAATAGCGCTGCATCGCCCCGTCTGTTTCTGCGTTCCCTTCCACCAGCGACCGCAACCCGTTCTGAAATTGCGACAGGCTCCTTTTCCCGACTATGCTTTGCACTACATACTGCCGGATGGTTTCGCGTACTTCGGCGGTCTTTCCCAGCCGGTCCAGGTACCCGCCTTCCAGTAGCCCGCCTTCCTTGTCAACCCCGATCACGGCCCGGAGCAGGTCGAGCGAGTTTTTTACCGCTGCGGCCTTTGCTGCCGGATTCGTCGCTTGGTAGTATTCGATTGTCAAGCCCCCGACTTCCAGTAGTTCCGCCGCGAAAAGCGCCAATTCGTCCCGGATAATGTCGCGCTCCAACCCGTCGAAAATCCTCTCCAACTTGCGCACAGCCTGTATGTTTTTCGCGCTCTTTTTCAGATTCGCGCCGTCCATCTCGAACATTCCGAAAATCGCCTCCAGCAGGCGCCGCCGCAGTCCGTATTGCATGGTCTGGACTCTTTTGTCCAGCGCTTCGACCAGTTCGGCAATCCGGGCCTCGAATCTTTCCGACCACTGCTCGATGTATTTCAGTACCTCTTTCGTCGTCATCGGTCATCAGTTTGCCGCGAAAACTGGTTTCGCCGTGCTTCCTTCCGCCATGTATGCCTGTACTTTCTGATCTATAATTCTCCCTTGCATCTCGCCCGGCATCTTGTAGAATCCTGGACTTTCCGCCTCGATTTCGGAGAATATCACCCCAAGCATCAGATACCGAACCTTGTACCGGGCCGGAACCGCCGGGTCTGAAAGCGCCAGCGAAACCGCCGTTTCCGACATTCCGCTGAACGGGTTGAATCGTTCCTGTGCTTCCCACTTCCGGTACATATCCGGCGCATCCGCGTACATGATCCGGGCGATTTGCTCTTGTATGTTTTGGATAACTGCCGGCCCGGCCTCGCTGCGCTTGGCGGCTTCGAGGTCGGCCACCAGTTCGGTAATGCCTTTCAACTTGAAATCCTTGCTGAACACCAGTTTTGCCGTCAGCCCCTTATCCAGCCCCGTGAAAATGGCAGTCAGGTCCACAAGGAACTTCCATGTTTCGGCGAACCCCTGCGCACAAGTGTAAAGAGTGTCCTGCACGTTGTCGCGGTCGAGCATCTTGCCCGTGGCGGTGTCCTGGATTTGTTGGCGCGTGAAGGATTCGGAGTTAAAAACCACCGCCTTGGCCGCGGCCGTCAGGCTTTCGGTGTATTCGGCCTGGAATTTCACGACATCCATAGGAGGGCCCTTGAATGCGAGAAGTTTTTCAAGGTCGATTATCTCGGTAGGGTTTTTCGGCATCTTTATGTAGATCACGTCCTGGGCCGACGTGATGGAAGCGTGTCCGGTGCCTTTGCATGTACCGCACACCTGCCCGTTCGGCATGTACCCGTCATGACAATCCTGCACGCCGCACTTCGGCATGTACTGCAACCGGTGTGGAAACACCTGCTGCGACATAGTTATGTCGAGTTCGCTGTTGACCTTGATCGACTTCATCATGAGTGGAACAGCCTTGTCGTAAGGCGCTACATACGTTTGCCCGTCCGTCCAAGGGTCGCGGGTGTAGCCCACCTGCCTGGCCGGAACCCGGCCTGCGTTGTGCGGTATGGCTATCGAAAGTCTGTACCACCGCTTTTTTTCGCACAGGTATAGTCCATCTGCATACAACTGAAAACCGCCATCCTTTTCGAGCAGCCCGAACGGAACAATGTCTTTCGGGATTTCCACAAGAACCATCGTTTCGTTTTCCAAGTAGACGGTGTATTTGTCGCCGGTGCCGTCCGGCTTGTCCTTTGTCGGAAGCGCGATTTGTGTCTTCACGATCAGGTGTTTCAGCACAGCGTTTTGGTAGGAATAATCCACCGCCTGCACGCTCGAGACCTCGAAAGGATACGGCGCCGCCCGTTCGGTTCGGTAGTCGAATTCGTCGAACTCGACTACCAAGAAAGCATTTGGATCCGTCGCGTTCATTTCGATCCACCTTGTTTGGACATAGGCGTCCAGGGAACGCATTCCCCAGAAAGTCCGAAGCCTACTGTCGAGTTCGACGGTAGGCTTTGATTCTGTTTCGTGCTTTAAAATCCTTTGGTAGTTCGACCTCGGAACCTTGTAGAACACGTCCATTATGTTCTTTGCCGTGGTCGGTACAACGTGGACGGTGAGCGCCTTTCGCTGTGCAAATGCAGCATCCGATTCCCGCGCAACAAACCTTTGCAACAGGTCATCTATTCCGTCACCGGTATAAAGTTTCCGGTACAAGGCAGCAAGCGCGACCGTCCGGTCGTAGTTTTTGTGTCTTTTGCCTTTCACGACTTCGATCAGTCGCACCAATGCCTGCTGTTGTGTCATGTGTTTGTTTTTTGCCCTGTTGGCTATTGGCTGCAAAACCTATCGAAATCGCTTTCGGCGATCTTGCAGAAAAAGTAGTCGTCTGCGTCGCTGGTGTGGCCGTACTTCTCGAACTTCTGGCCGCTCACTTCGTCCTTCGTTATCTCCTTCCATTTTTTCCCGTTCGGGTCTTGTTTCAGATAGGTAAAGTCTGCGACCGTATGCTTGCACTTTTCGTCTATCAGGATTGCCCACCGTGTGCGACCGTCGAAGATGTTGTTGATGAAGTCCCGGCGCTTGATGACTGGCGGGTTCCTGTGTTCTGTCCGGTCGCTTCCGTTGTTCAGCCACTTCCGCAACTCCCGTTGCGCTATTTCATAGTCCGTCACATTCGCCCGTGTATCGCTCTTGTGCCCGCTTGCATCCCCATAGTAGAAAATCGTTTTCATCCCGTCGCCATACTTCGCCGCTATCGCTTGGCACAACCTTTCCGTCGTGTTGTTCGGGTTCGGCAGGCAGAACTCGTCGAACTTCCGAAGGTTGTACTGCCCGTTTTCTGTGTCGACCTGCCAAAGCCCAGCGGTTATGTACGGCACTACGTTTTGGTCAAAGGTTACATGTACCGGAAGTTCCGGCTTGAAATCCACCCGCCCGACGTGCCGAATCGCCGAAAAACTGCTGTAAAACTCGCCGCCGGTCTTGGTAAATGGGTTTCCGTATATCAGGGCCTTGCCTCTTTCCTCCGTGTTGTTGTCCAGAATTCGCTGGATATATCCCGGCGGCAGATTCGCCTCGTTGTGGTACGTACTTGAAACCGCCACACACTTCCCGTTCTTTTCCTTGGTGAAAAACTCGGTCTTTGAGTAGATCACGCTTTCGATTTCCGCCCGGTCTTCGTCCAGGCCAAACCACTCGTTCAGCCACTGGACTTTTGCGGGGCTTGTCAGGATGTAAAGCGGGTTAAATCCTCCCTCCGGTTTCAGTACCAACCGCCCCGCTTCGTCGAATCCGAAAACCCTTTGCCGCATCCGGCCAAGCACCACTTCTTTCACGTCCAGTTCCCGGGTATCTTTCGTTTCGTCCAGTATCGCCCATGTGAATTCCTTCCCGTCGTGAATCTTCGCGTTCTCCAGGGACCCCAGGAAAACTATCGCCCCGTTTTTCCAACTGCAAATCCCGTCGTAGCTCTTGAAGTTGTGCCGCTCCTTGTTGAATCCCTTCGGCGGCGCCTTCCCGATCACATAGTCCCGCTCTTCCAGTAGGCCCAATCCTTTCCAGACTTTCCGAATCTGCGCCATCGTGGACGTGTTCAACTGTCCGTGTGTATTCGCCCCGATGAATCCGCTGGCATTCTGGAAGTTCTGAATGTAGAACGCGCTCACCAATCCGCCCAGGTGAGTCTTTCCGCTTCCGATACCGGCGAGGAAAAGGTTGATTTCCTGCGCACTGGTGAGGATGTACTGTTGCGGTTCGGATAGCCTGAAAGTCCCTTTGTCACTCACTGGCATTTCATTTGCGACACAAAAAAACGATTACTTTTGCCAAGTCGTCAAAAAAAGTGCCGATTAATTGAAAATCCAGAAAATGAAAGTAGTATCGCCTGATTTTTCCGCAAACTCGTTCGTCTCGCCAAGCGGGAAAAAGTACATTATCTACCCCACCCTGTCCACTGCCCGCTTTGAGGTATTCGAGCGCCTGCAAATCGAAATGGAATATTCCGTAAGTCTTTCGGCCTTCAAAAGGGAGGTTTCGGACACATACGACCTGCTGAACAAGGCGAAACCGGCCGATGCCGCTGTGAAGTTGTATAACCTTTCCAACGGAGTGTCCCGGATCGAAAACAAGCAGCCGCATCCACTGCTGCTCATCTGCACCCTGTTTATCTGCGAGGAAAGCGAGGACCAGGCTACCTGGAACGAAGCCGACGCAGCAGAAAAGGTGGCGGACTGGTCCGGTGTTGACATCGCTTTTTTTTTGGCATCTGCGAAGCTTTTATTCAGGCGCTTTACGACCGCCTTCGATACCGATTCCCTGAATATTTCTCTGGAAACGGAAAGAAGCGAGATCGAGTAGAACGGCCAGTGCTGGACCTTACCGGTGAAGTCGCTGCCGCATGGGTCTGCCTAAAAATAAGCGTGGCCACTACGGGAATCGGATACTCCGAAATTACGGCGCTCGACATATTTGAATTCTTCACCCTCCTTCGCGAAGTTCAGCGCAGGAACAAGCCAAAATAAAATGATAGAAGTGGTTGCAAATGAATTGCGACGCCCCCTGGTTGATCTCGGTTGGATTGATCTGGCTGGCGGACTTGTCCGGGAGCAGCGTTTGCGCGTCGGTGACGTGGAGAAAACGCTTCCGGCCTTCCCTGATCCGGAAGATCACGCGCAAATGATCCTGCTCACGCCCGATTCTGGCCGGTCGGTGATTACTTATTTCGAGGTAATGGCCAACCAAAACCGGGGCGATGTATCCGGAGGTCGCGGCTTCCTTTTCGCCTCGACGGTCAGGCTTGTCGCCTGGTTCAACACGCAGCGCCTCGCACCGTCCGGCATTCTGCCGCAGGCAATGGCCGCAATGGTGTCCGCGCTGGCCGGGTACCGGTTTGCCGATGTGGCGCCGGTCGGAAACATTCGGGTCGTGCCCTTGCAAGAAGTTCCGAAATCGCCCGCAATCTTCGCCCGCTGGACCTACGACGAAGCCGAAACGCAGTTTCTTATGCCGCCTTTCGATTACTTCGCTTTCGACTTCCTCGTTTCGTTCACGCTGTCGACCTTGTGTCCTGTGGTGAACATTATTAAAACCGAAAACAACTGCTGAACATGACTACGCCAAAAACTCTCACAAACACATCGGACACCGTCGCTGTATTCACAACTATCACAGATCATGCTGATCACTCCCGATTTCATTTCAGCGCTTCAAATCGCCGCCTTTGCCGTCGTGTTCGCCGAAATGCTTACCGCGCCGAAAATGATCTTCGCCCGATATGGGCGGTGGCTCGACGAACTTGAACGCACCCGGCCCTGGCTGGCCTACCCTCTTGGGTATTGTGCGAAATGCCTGGCCGGACAGGTTGCGATCTGGATGTTCCCAATCCTGAACGCGGAACGAATTGCCCGGCACCCGATCGCGTCCGTTGCCGCCTGGATTTCGTTCGTGTCCGTGGCGATACTTGCCGCCGCGCTGGTGTCGGCGCTGTGGGCGTTCCTGAAAAGGTGATGTATAGAAAACCGGAACAAGTATGCACGTTGCGGATGATGTACATACTTGTGACATAAGAAATCCCCCTGCCGCGTGTGTGACAGGGGGATTTTTGTTCTTTTTAGTTCCAAAATATTCCGGTTTCGTTCCGCATTGTTTCCACCGGCTTCCATCGGAGTTCCATCGCGTTTCCGCAAGACTTCCACCTGATTTCCGCGCCGTTCCACTTCCGTTCCACTTCCGTTCCGCATGTGTTCCACGGTGCTCCGTCGGCGTTCCGCAGTGTTCCGCAGGACTTCCGCTGACTTCCACCTGCTTTCTTAAATGGTTCCACATGCGAGCCGCGCGGATAACTGCCGCCTGCCGGCAATCCTCCCATGCGGTCGGCCTGCGTCGGGCTTGGAGTTCAAAACATTTCCCCATCCGCCGCCTTCAAAACATCGCAGATTGCGACGGCCTTGTCGTAGGCTTCTCGATAATCCTTTTTTGTATGCGGCTTCGGAGTAGGTGAAAGGTCGCGACGGATCGGGCGAGGTGCGGGCGGGGCTGAGCAGTAAAAATATAGACCAAACTGATCGATAGTATCTTAGGCAAATTTACTCGTTTTTCCTGAAAGCGATCTGCACAATTGTTTGCGCGATTTGCAAGGGTTCCCCGTTTTCACCTGAGACTTCCGAAATCTGCCGCGTCCGGCCTTCCAGCCTGTCGTTTATTTTCTCCCAGGCGGATGTGTCGCCGTTCATCGCTTTTACAATCTGTTTCAAATCCATTATTTCGGCAACCGTGAACTCCTGCTCTTCTCCCGTCACCGGGTGCTTGCCCCGCATTGTAGCGTTTAGGAAACGGGCAAGGCGCGTAGCCGTGTTCGGTACGCCTTTGGGCCTGCCGCGATTCGCCGGCTGGTTTTCAGAATCAAACTTTTTCCCGTCTGACGGGCCTATGCTTTTGTATCCTCCTGGCATATCGTCGTTAAATCGTCGTTTTCAAATACGGTTGCCCGTTCCGCTTTATTTCGAGTGTTGGGTCGAGTTTTAGCATTCGATCCACTATCACTTGGCAGTATTGCGGGTCAATTTCCATGCCGTAGCAACGGCGGTTGAGTTGGTGGGCGGCGACCATTGTTGTGCCAGAGCCGAGGAAGGGGTCGTAAACTGAGGAATCCCGCTGACTGCTATTTTCAATGAATTTTGCCCACAGCGCAACGGGCTTCATGGTCGGGTGTTCACGACTGGCCTTAGGGCGGTCAAAATCAAGCACAGTTGTCTGCGTTCGGTCGTCGGTAAAGTAGTGGGCGGCTCCCGGCTTCCATCCGTAAAGAACCGGCTCGTGTTTGTAGTGGTAGTCTGAATGTCCAAGAACCATTGAGTCTTTATTCCACACCATCACCTGCCGCAACGCCCCAAAATCCTTCATCACCTGCATAAATCCCAATTGCAACCGTCCCGGCGGGACGGTTGCATATATCCCGCCACCTTCACGAAAGAAAGGCCAGACGGCAGAAAGACAATCCCGCCAAAGTCCATGCGTCTGATCTTCGCTCATTGCGTCATTTTGAATTTTAAGCGCATCTTTTGTCTTGCCAATATACGCCACTCCATAAGGCGGGTCTGTCACCATTAAAAACGGCTTTTCTCCCTTCAACAACTTCGCCACATCATCCGCATTCGTGCTATCCCCACACAGCAACCGATGCGGCCCGATCTCGAACAGGTCGCCCGGCACGATGTCGGTTTTGATTTCATCCGGTATTTCGTAGTCATCCTCCTGAACCTCCTGTTTTTCTCTGTTCAGCGTGTTGCCGCCTTCTCCAATCTCACCAACGCCCCCAAACACAAACTCCGGCACACCCATTTCGCGCAATTCCGGCATATCGAACTGAAATGCGTTTGCCAGCATATCGCCGTCCCATTCGCCGAATTGGCCGTTTGCAATGATCGTTGCGGCATCCGCTTTTTCTTTCTGCCAATGCACCTCCCGGTAAACATACCGGTGCCCGCTCTTCAATTCGATGAAACCCCGCGCTACTGTGCCGTCCGCCTGCGGCGGGTCGTATCGCTCAAGAATAACCGGCTTGCCATTTCCTTTTCGAAAAACCTGCATCCGTTGGTGACCGGACACAAGCGCCTGGCACTCCGGGTTACTGTTGTAAACAATACCGGAAAGGTCGCCGTATTCGGCCAGGTACCGCTCCAACTTTTTGAGGCGTTCGCCGCTTATCTTTCGAGGGTTGTGCGGGTTTGGGTTTATGTCGCGTATATTCATACTGCCATTACTTTTCAAGCGGCCCGAATTCGAACGGGCGACCGACGTGTATTTCAGATTTCGTGCCGTTACTGATCGGGAAGTAGAAATTCCCATCGGACAGCCAAATTCCGTGTATGCGTTCGCCGAATTTTACGCCG